TCCGTCGGTCCGTCCGTCGGTCGGTCCCGTCCCATGTCGCGACGTCGGGGGGGGGCGGTCCGTCCGTCCCGGTCGGTCGGGGTGCCGACGTTCACCCCCTCCCCCGTTCCCGCCTTGTCAAAATATTTTCTAAACGGACTTGACACGCCGCGCCGATCATGGGACAATCTCAACGCGTCGGGGAAATCCCCGCGGAAAGGCTAGGAAAAATGAAACGTCGCCAAGCGGTTTCTATTTCGTATTCGGTGGTTTTGGCTCCGGGATATGATCCCGAGACGGTCCGCATGCGTTTGTACGAAATGTTTCGCGCTACGTGTCGGGACGTCGAAAACCTTCACGCGGTCGATATGGTGTCGGTTCCGGAAATCGACATTCGCCCCGATCCGGACGCGTGAAACGTTCGGATTTCCCTCCCGTCGAAACGGACGGGAGGGAGGTCCGGGACGATTCCCGAGAAAGGCTAGGACATGAAAAGAAAGACCACCACCTACGGCGTGTGGACCGTAAAACAGGACGCCGAAGGTTTCTACGAAAATCGGGGGGAAGGATCCGATTTCCCCGTCACGCTCTGCGGGATTGAAGCGGCGTTGACGGTCGCGAAAATGGAGGGTCCGGAATGGACCGTAGTTTTGGAGAAACGCACGGGCGACGCGTTCCGCGTCCACGATATGGAAGATGCGACGGTCTACCATGTCGCCGAAAATGGAACCTTTCTCGGGGGGGTCCGCGTCCCGGTCCGCATCGTGAAACTCTGTCGGGAAGCGGTCCGCCGATATCGACTCCACACTCAAAACGCGTGAAACGTTCGGACCCCTCCCCCGCTCGACATGGGCGGGGGTGGATTCCGGGACGATTCCCGAGAAAGGTAGTCAGAAATGGACCACGAAACGAAACCCGAGATGTTCGCAGTGTGGTACGCGTGCGTTGGTTGTCTCCCCGATTCTCAAGAACCGGAGTACGTCGGCACGTTCGCCGAATGTCGGGACTACGTCGCCGAACATCGGGACGATTTCGACGTCTCCCCCCATAACCTCTACAGGTTTTCAATCGAACCTTGGGGGGACGCGTGACCATTGCCCATTTCGTCGCCGTAGCGTTCCTTTTCATGGTGGCCACACTTGGGGCGGGGCTCATCCTGATTTTGGGCGGGGCCTATTTGTACGTGACGTGCCGAAACGCGGAAAGAGAGCGGAAATGCTGATTCCCGTTACCCTTGGGATTCTTGCGGGCTTGGGGCTTCTCGCCCTGATTTTACGTCGCGACTAGGTCCCGACATGGGCGGACGTTACGCGTCCCGGGGGGTGCAAGGCCCCCCCCGCCCCATTCCCCGAAACGGGGAGGAAAGGTTAGGTAGCGTGAACCATTTTTTAGACGTCGAAATCTTCGCCGACGATGCCCCGCGGATTGAATACCCCGAAACCGGGGACGCGTTTGCGGACGGTTTTCATAGGTACGTGACGGACGGGATCCCGGAATGGGCGGGAACCTACGTTGTGACCTATTCCGACGCGGACCCCTATTTCGGGGAACCGGATTTCCCATTTAACTCCCCGCGGGGGAGTTGCATTTCGGTCCGCGTGACGTTCCCGGGACTTGCCATGGGGTATGTCTCCTTAGTCCCCCGCTTGCGTCCGGTTTACCTTCCGTCCCACGTGGTCGAAATGATTTCGGGACCGGGACCGCAGGACGACAACGTCGCCGACGCGTTACGGAATCCGCACGTTCGGGATATTTTGAAAACCTTTACCCGGGAAGAAATGATTTCCTACCTGTTAGGGGTTGGGGCATGGACGGACCTAGCCGACGCGGACTCCGAAACCCTAGCGGGGCGGTTCCTATGGTGCGTCGCGGGGGACATTGCCGAACAGGCCCGGGCGGCAGAGGAAGCGGAAAGGAACGGGGACCCGCACGCGGAATCGGAAGCGGACGCGGACGCATACGCGGACCGGGACGGGGACTAGGTTCCCACGTGCCCGGGCGGACCGCGCGCAAGGGTTCGGGGTTCGACTCCCCGACGGGCATTTAGGTGCGAAACGGATTCCCCCGGACGGTTCCGGGGGCATTTTAGGACGCGTTGCCCCGGGTGGCGACGCGGGATTTAAGGCCCCGATGCGGGGCGGAAAGGTTACGGCATGGCACGTTTTACGCGTACAGACTTGCGCGCCCTTGCGGCGGAATGTTCGGTTGGGGTGACGTACTACAACCCGGGGGACAATCCAAAATACCGGGTCCACGCCCAACCCGGGGCCGACTACTTCGACGGAACGGGGATTTTTACGGGGACCGTCCCGGAATGCCGCGCTTTCATCTTGGGAATGCGTTTCGGGCGCACCGCGGGCACCGTTTCGACGAAAGGCGGTGACGCGTGAACGATTCCAACCGCTGCCCGTGGGGGAAAATCGAGTGTCGGCAAAACTTCGCGCCGGGGATCGATTTCGTGTCCACCCCGTCGCACGGGGGATTTCTGATTTCCGATGAAAGATTGGCCGAAATGCCCGCGAAGTATCGGGCTACGGCATTCCTGAAATCCCACCCGCACGCGTTCGAAGAGGATTCGTCATGGGTGGGTGTGGTTTTGACGTGGCCGCAATACTTTACGGAAACGTCGGTAGCCAACGCCCGGGACCTGTACGAAAGGGCATACGCTCACCGGAACGCGTGACGGCATGGGGCGACGGTTTCGGGCGGGATTCCCGCCCCGGGTGGTTCAACTCCCCCGGCCCCGTTGGCGCGTGACACGCGCCGGAAAGGTTAGGACATGAAAACCGTGGAAGTGTACCGGGGACCCTCTCGGGTCGCTCGGGGAAACGTTGTCGTCCTGTTGAACCTCTCGACCGGGAACACCAAAACCGGGGCCTCCGTCCAAGCGTGGATTTTGGACGCGGACACCCACCCCGTGACCGCCTATCAGACCGGAGCCCCCGCTAACTGCCCGGGCAGTTGTGAACGGTTGGAACAGGGGGATTGCTACGTGAAGTATTTTCAGGCCCCCGCGTCTATGTTCAACGCGTGGAACCGCGGCGCATACGGCACCCTCTCGCCGGAAGGTTACGGGGATTTCATGATGCGGGCAGCACGTCGCGGGGCGCGTTTGTTCCGAATCGGTGCGGTCGGGGATCCCGCCGCCGTTCCGGTTGGCTTGTGGTCCGCGCTCGTGACCGCGTGCCGGAATGCCGGCATGGCGTGGACGGGTTACACCCACGCGTGGCGGTCCGCGGATGCCGCGGGCCTGCGCCCCTATGTTATGGCGTCGGTCGATTCTCTCTCCGAGCGGGACGACGCACGGGAGGCGGGGTGGCGGACGTTCCGCGTCGCGACGGGACCGTTTGACGACACCCCCGAGGGCGAGACGCGGTGCCCCGCCTCCGCGGAGCGTGGCCACGTCGCGACGTGCGCGGAATGCCACGCGTGCAACGGGACGTCCGGGAACGTGGATATCCTGATTCGCGGGCATGGGATGGCGTTTTCCGGCGTGTGGGAAGTGTAAAACAGAACCGCCCGGGGGCTCCCGTCCCCGGGCATTTCCTCTAGGGGTGCAACATGGCGAAACTGAAATGGTACGGTTTGGTGTATTACGACGGACGCGGAAATCTTGAATCCGGATTTCTGTACGCCGACACGGACGAGGGGTTCGTTGCGGAATACGCGGCGACGTGGGACCCGCGGGGCGTTTTCGAGGATTCCGAAGAAGAACCGGGGCCGGAAGATTTCCCGAGATACGAAATCATTCCTCTGACGGCATCGGAATACCGGAAATGGAAGAAAACCACCCGCCCCGAGGTTGGACCGGAGAATGACGGGGTCGCGGATTATGAAACGTGGTTGTCCCGTCGCATGGAATCGTGAAACCGTAGCGGGGCGGACCGTGCCGGATGGTACGGTCCGACTCGCGGGGGTTTCCCGCAGAAACGGAAACGACATGAGCGCAGATAATACGGACGGAACGCGGGACGAATCGCTTGTAACCGTCACCCTGACGCGGAGCGATCTTCGCGAGGTTGTAAACGCTGTCGCGTTGTTCTCCGGGTTTGTTGCCCGGGACCTAGAAGAAGGGAACCTCGACGCGTATCCGGAGGACCCGGAGGAGATTGAAGCATGGATCCGGGACCTTCAGCGTCTCGCGATTCTTTTGGGGGAACAATCATGACCAACGCAACCGTGACGATGGATTTGTTGGAATTGAACGCGGTGCTTCAGGCCCTCGAAATGACGATTGACCGCCTCAAGCGGGACGTCGAGACCGGGGACCTTGAACAATACCTTTCCGAATGCCCGTTCGGGCATACCTTGCACGACGCGCCCGCGCACGTGGGGAAATGGATCGCATACCTTGAACGGGTGCAATCCATCCTCGAAAACCCGACGTATGGAGACGGAAAATGACCCTGCACCGTTGGGAGGTCCGGATCGTTTCGCCGGACATCATGGTGTCCCATTCGTTCGTGGCCACGTGGGACGACGCGGAGCAAACCTTCGCCTCGCTGATGCGTTTGGCCGACATCGACCCCGAAGCGGGGCCCGAGGACCCCGAGAGTTTTGAATTCTTTTGGGGCATGGGCTATGAGATGGCCGCGGGATCTTACCCGGACAAATTCGGGTTCTGCTTCCGACGGACGGACGTGCCGGTGATCCGACCGGAATTGAACTGAAAATTCCGCAGGGGGTTGCAAGAGTAAACGGGGGCTCTATGATGGCCCCCGGAACTTACCTTCCGAAACGAATTCTGCCGCAAGGCAAAGCCCCCCGCGTCCGGCGTCGCTTGGTAAGAAGCGCATGCTGACACGGGGGGCTCTTTCTTGCGCCGAGGGTGCTTCCGTCGCCTCGCAAAACACACGGCGTCACGCGGGACCGAAAGGGAACGCAACCACGCGGAGCAGAAACCGGGGCGCGTCAACGACGCGGACGAGGGGAGCGTGATTCCTCTCGCGGGGCTGTCCTTCTTACCTTCCGAACACGGGGGGGTAGGGGGGGCTTTTGCGATGGGTGTTCCGCGCTGTTGACCGCGACGATGCCACCGGGTTGAGCGGCGATGATGCGGATGATCGTGGTCTTCGTGACGTCGTCAAGCAACACGGGTTTACGTTGGCCGTCGATTGCCAACGTTACCTCGATGCCGGCGATGAGATCGGCAACGTGGAACAAAACCGGTTCGTTCACGTCGTTTCCTCCCGAGCGAATTCGACGATGTCCGATGCCGCAAACGACGACGCGAGCAACGTGGACATGATGTTCGTGGCGTCGTCGAAGTACTCGACGATGGTGATCTTCTGCGGCTCGGCGTCCTGATGACGCTGGTACGTGAGCGTGATTTCGACGCACTCGTCCACACGACGGACGAACGCGGTGAGCGAGCCCTGATTCGGCATCGCAATGGATTTCCATGACTTCATCGGTATTCTCCTCCGTTGGCATCGGGACGAACGACGACGGACACGCCCGCAAGACAGCGGGTCAACACGAACTTCTTCGCGACGAACAGACGCACGACCTGTCCGTCGTCTTGGTAAACGATTTCGTTCATGCCGTCGAGGACCGCCTTCGCGAGGTTGTCCACGTCCGGCGCGGTGTCGAACAAAGGATTCTTGCGGTAGCGTTGCCGCGACGCGAAAACCGCGAAGATCAGATCGACGATGACAGCCCCACGCAGGGGGTAATCGGGATGCTCGCGGATTGCGGCCAGCGCGGCGGCTCGGACCGCTGCTTCCCAATCGACGGTGGTTTTCGGGGTGTACATCCGAACGAAACGTCCGCGGGCAACGGCCCGAGGCCGGCCCTTGGGAACGCAGCGTCCGGGGACAAAGAAGCGGAGTTCAGACACGTTTGACCTTCTTTCTGAGACGTTCAAGGACCTCAGCACCCGAGACGCGGTCACCTGCGGGTTCAGCAGGCGGCGCAACCTCGGCGCGTACCGTTGGAGTCGATGGTGCGACATATCGCTTGGCCTCCAAGACCAACCCGTCCATCATTTTCTGAAACAGGTCCAAGTTCCAACCGCGTTCGACAACCCAATGCCGAGAATCTTTAAAGTAACGGTCGATGGCAACAAGCGCGGTTGCGAGGTCGCCGTTGCACCGCTTATACAGATCCGCAAACGCCGCGGCGTGCCGGGACATCGACCGTTCGGGTCCGAGACCCTTGTTCTTGCGGTTTTGTACCCACCGCTCGATCATGGGCTTGGTCGGAATCTTGGGTTCCGGCGCAGGGGCCACGGGGAAAAGATCGGGCGTGACGGGAACGGCTTTCGCCTCAAGATCCGCCACGCGCTTCTCTAGAGCCTCGATGCGTTTCATAAGGTCGTCGTTCATGCGTGGATGGTACGAGCCTAGAAAATTTTTTGCAACCCCCCTTGCAAAACAATTTACCCGCTCGTAAAGTCTCTTGCCATGAGAGTTCCGCCGACACCGGATGGTCACCGCCCGATCATCTACGTTTACTACTCGCCGAAGCATTCCACCCCGTGGAGGGTCGTGGTCAGCGAGCGCGTCGTGTCGTCGTCGATTCGCATGGAGACGGCGATTCGTAAGATCGTCGCTATCCGAACCAAAACGGTTTTCTCTGCCAAGTACTTTGATGCCGATCCTCGCATCTTGGTTTGGCACGCGGAGGACCGAAAATGGTTCGTCGTTCAGTCAAACGTGGCACCACCGGATACTTCCGTTTCTCCTAACCTTTCCTATCCTCATGTCAAATCCGCCGGTGCTGCCACGCCTTATTCACAGGAGGTTTCCAATGCCCAAACGGAAACAAATGTCCCTTCGGATGACGATCCTCAGCCAGTACGAGACTCTCGGAGAGTTTTGCGAGGCGATGGGGATGCATCCGAGCGTGTTGTCGAGGTTGATGAAGGATCCCACGTACCCCATGTCGCTGGATCGACTGGCTCAGATTTCCAAGGCTCTGAAGGTAAAACCGGATCATGTGATTCGGCTTCTGAGCCGGCAGCAGAAGCAGCACATCGCGAAATCGAAGGCGAAGGTCGAGGGACAGTTGCGGGTTCTGAAGGCTGAGGCTCAAGATGGGTAAATCAGAAGCATTTGATCGCAAGAGCGCCATCGGCGCGTCCGAGGCGGTGGCGGTGCTTTCGCCTGCCGATAGCCCGTGGCTCACGCCGTACCAGTTGCAGCAACGCAAACTCGGTCGCGAGCAAGAGAAGCCGACGAACACCGCAATGAAACTCGGCAACGCGTTGGAGCCCGTCATCGGGTCCTTGCTGCAAGACGAGCGCGGTTGGTCGTTGGTTCACATGAACGAAACCGCTCGGCACATCAAGGCTCCGAACGTGGCCGCGTCTCCCGACTTTTTGTCGGCTGACAAGACCTTCGGTGTCGAGACCAAGGCGATTTTCAGGACTGCCCACGAATGGGGGGACGAAGGTTCTCTCGACGTCCCGGTTCGTTACCTCACGCAGGTTCATTTGAACATGGCGGTGTGGGACATGCCCGTGTGGTACCTCGCGGCCTTGATTGGACCCGACCTTAAGGTGTATCGCGTCGAGCGTGACGAAGCCCTTGAGGCTTTCATGGTCGAGCGGTTGCAGGAATGGTACGAGAAGCACGTCGTCGCCGGCGATCCCGTGGAACTGACCGAGCGCGACATGCCCGACTACGTCCGTGCGAAGTACCCGACGGCAGGCGGGCAGATGCTTGAATCGACCCCTGAGGTCGATGAACTTGTGCAGAAGTACCGCATGCTCAAAGAGCAGCATTCGACGTTGGGCGTTGAGGTTTCTCTCGCCGAGACGCGTATCTGCAACGCCATCGCAGACGCTGATGGAATCACGGGGTCGTGGGGTAAGGTCACGTGGCGCAACGTCGCGGGCCGACGCACGACCAAATGGAAAGAGGTCGCGGAGGCGGTCAACGCTCCCGCTGACGTCATTGAGAAGTTCACCACGACGGGCGAGTCGTCCCGTCGGTTTCTTACCAAGTGGAGTTCAGAATGAGTGCTATCGTCGCTTTGAAGCAGGATTTGGCCCTCCGTTCCAAGGAGTACGCAAAGATCCTCCCGCGCCACGTGCCGCTTGAACGGTTCACCCGTTCCGTGGTCATCGCGTGCGCCAAGACGCCCGCCCTGCTCGACTGCAACCGCTCCTCGCTTTTCTTGGCGGTGCAACAAGCCTGCCAACTCGGGTTGGATTGCAGCGGCACGCTTGGGAGCGCATACCTGATCCCGTTCAAGGGACAGGTTCAGTTGATCCCGGGATATCGCGGGTTGATCGACCTCGCGAAGCGTTCCGGTCAGGTCAAGAACGTGTACGCGCATGCCGTGTACGAGAACGACGAGTTTGAAATCACCCTTGGGACGCATGGCGACGTCAAGCACAAGCCGTACACCAAGGGCGACCGGGGCGATCTCGTCTCGGTGTACGCGGTCGCGATGCTTGAAGACGGGATTCAGTTCGACTTTATGACGAAGTCGGATGTGGACCGCATCAAGGGGCGCAGCCGTGCCGGCGGCAGCGGACCGTGGACGTCAGACTTTGCCGAAATGGCAAAGAAGACCGTGGTGCGCCGCCTGTTCAAGTACCTCCCCGTCTCCACGGACCTTGCCACGGCCCTCGAAATCGAGGATCGCGTCGAGGACGGCAGCAGCGGCCCCGAGGTTTTGGACGTTGCCGAAACGCCCGCGCCCTCGCCCGCGCAGGTTGACGTTGACGTCGAGGTTGTCGCGCCGACGTTGCAGCCCGCACCCGAGAACCCGACCGAAACGTTTGCGGAACGCCTCAAGCGTAAGGGTGCGATCAAGTGAGTTCCGGGGAGGCACTCCGCGACGACGCTCTCAAGCGCGTCGAGAAGAACGCCTCCATGTCGTGGATGGTCGAGGCGCGGGATTACGTCCTGCGCCTCGCCCCCGGCACGGAGTTCACCGCCGATGATGTATGGGTCGCGTTGAGTAACGAGACCCACGAACCCCGCGCCCTCGGCGCGGTCATGCGGAAGTTGTCAGCCATTAAAGCGGTAGTCGCGACGGGCGTCTACCGCGCCTCGCGGTTGCCGCGACGGCACGCTCGCCCGATCATGATTTGGAAACGTCTCGATGCCTAGGAAAAATGATCCCGACAAGGTGAGGTTGTTCATGACGATTCAAAACGTCTCCTCGCCGACCGTCATGTGGACCGTCAATGAGTTCCTGCGCTACTGCCTCAAGCGGTATAAGACTGAGGGATTCACGATCAAGGACCTGATCGCCGATGCCGACAAAGCCGGCGGCGAGTGGTGGGAACTGACCCGTCGAATCAGCAACAAGGGTTGGGAGTTGCTCGCGTCGCCCAATCCCGCCGGCCTCGGCGTGATGTTCCGCATCCTCAAGAAGACGCATGTCACGTTGCACATCGACGGTAAACGGTACTACCTGCACGGCGATGGCGTTCACGACGTGAAGTGGTTCCTCAGAGAGAAAGCACCGATGGCCCATGCAGTCCGATAAACACGACCCCACCCCCGGGACGCTGATACTGACGATGGCATGGACCCTGTCCGGGTTCTGTCCCGCCTACGTCAAGATGTTCAAGGACGAGCCCGTCCGGTTCTTTCAGGGTGGCGAAATGTTCGTCATCCTGATGCTCTGCGGAATCCTCGTCGGCATCCTCGCGCTCGCGCAAAGCGTGATCGCCCGGCCCGCCTCGGTAGGGTTTGCCCTTGCCGGTTGGGTGGCCTACCACGAAATGCGAAGCATGATTTTCGTGAAGACGATGTGGGGTTGGATACCCGTCATCGGCCTCGGGATCATGCTCGTTTGGAACGCGTGGACGGTGTCACGCAAGTGACCCGACGGCGATCAGGCATCCAGTCCGTGCGCCTCGCGGAACTCCGCAAGGTCGCCGGCGTTGCGGATGCGATGCAGGATCGCCGGCGTCCCCTCGCCCATCCAAGCCGATTCGACGTTGACCGCCACCCATTCGACGGCCTCGTCTTCGGTCATGCCCTGCTTCACAAAGCAGGCCACGAGTTTGTCGTAATCGTAGACCAGCAACGGACCCGCACCGGGCCGCTGGAACCAACCGATCAACGCCTTACCGCAGCCATCAATCTGCAACACGGATTGGTGAGTCATGCGAAAAGCATATCATCGTAACTCCTTGGAGTCACGCATGTACCACAAGCCCGACGGCACGACGACCGACAGCGTCCACGAATACCTACTTGCATGGCATGAGGTCGCCGAGCCGATTGCCGATGCTACGCATTCCACGTTTCTCGGCTGCAACCCCGGCCTGACCTTTGCGTTTGAGGATCAGAAGTTTGTCCTGCCCGCCAAGGTTGGATTGCTGTTAGCCGCTGCTTTAAAGGAGCGACCGTGCGCGGATTGAGTCACGAAGAACTCGACATGTTCGGCGATCTCATCGTCCATCTCGACAGCATCGCGATGTACGCTCGCTCGTGTATGGCCCTGACCTACGAAGAACGTGCCGTCCAAGCCGCGCACCTACGCTCGATGGTAATGGTCACTCGGGATCGGCTGATTCGGTTTGAGAGGCTTGCGGATCTGCTTGCGGAGCCTCCAGCGGGACTAGCCCAAGACCTTGCCGCCGCCGATGCAGCCGCGTCTTCGCGGTGATCGCCATGCACTTCTTGCACGTGATGCTGTACAAGTTGGCTTTCGCAAAAGTCACCTTGCACCCCATCCGAAGTTGCGGAGCCCCGCAATGGGCGCACGACACCTTAAGCAGAGCCTTGCTGTGAGCAAGGTAGTATCCGATTACCGCGCCCTCCGGAGCGTCTTCCAAGGTTACACCCGGCACGGACACGAACACCGAACCCCGGTCGTGATACCGCCGCTCGGACGAATTCCTGAGGGGGCAGAACGCGCCCTCGACCCCATCCATCGGCTCCAATCCAGCCCCACCAATCTCGGCAAGACGCAACCGGATCGGTGGTTTCTTTCGTGCGTTTGACATGGTAGTCTAAGCATACCGAGAGGTGCCCCATGACGCGAGCCATCGCCCCGACGTTTGAATCCCTGTCCTGCCGCCGCGGTTTTGACTGGCCTAAGTACGGCAAGTACGAACTCACCATCGCCGGCCAACTTACCTCGACGGATACCTGCCTCGCAGCCACGACGGCAAACATCACGCTGTCAGGGGCTCAAACCATCGATGGCGTATCCGTGACCGCTCTCGACCGGGTGTTGGTAAAGAACCAAACCAACGGGGCCAACAACGGGATTTACGTTGTGTCGAGCGGCGCATGGACCCGGGCGACCGATTTTGATTCGTCGTTTGAGGTGTTTTGGGGACTGAAGACGACGATTCGGGCCGGCTCGACCAACGTGGGTAAAACGTTTGCCGTGTCAAATACGACCGCAATCACCCTCGGGACGACCGCGTTGACCTTTCAAGAGGTCCCAAGTCATTGGACCGCGTATCCGATGGACATCACGTCATCGACGTTTACGGGGTCGGTCCGCGTCACGGACTCCATTGACTCGACAAGCCCGACGTCGATCACGGTCACGAAAGAGGACGCCGTCAACGGCGTGATCTCGTTTACGTTGCCGGGCACGACGACCGACGATTTCACGGTAGGACGTCGCTACCACTACTACATTTTGGGCAACGGACCTTTTTCCGGATTCGTGCAGACCGTGGTGATGCACGGCCCGCTGTACGTCGAAGCCTAGGCTAGCGCGTCGGAGCGGTCGCGCTTGGTGAGCGCAACCTTGGCGATGGGCATAGATTTGGGTTTGGCGTTGCGCGGAATGCTCATCCTCAAACGGCCGTTGTCTAACTTATAGATGTGAATTCCGTGGCGTTTGCCCCATGAAATGATTTCGGGGTAAATGCGATTTATGTACATGTTGCGAAGTTTGGAACGAGGAATTTCAAGTTTTGCTGTTTTCCCTTTCAGCAACTCCGCTTCTAGTTTTTCAAATGGAAGATTGCCAATTTCATCTTCGTTCGATGACGATGGGAACAGTTTTCTTAAATCATCAAACTTCATTTGTTTAACGCCATATGGCGTTTCTATGTCCACGGACGAATACACTCGTTTTTTAATTTCCGACCGAATTCGGTTCGTGTTGCCTGCGCGATTAATAGCGAACAATGTTATTTCATTCGCCAAATTAGTTAGTTGGCGAGGTTTCCACGTTTGCTCTCCAATTAGTCCATCGTCAAAATTATTTTCCGCTTCAAATTTCATTCCGGGTTGCCACGCATTTAGCGTGGCATTGGAGAACCCCGAAACATCAAACAGTTTATAAATAAGATTTTTTTCCTTCGACAGGTTCGGATCGTTTCGCGCCAATTCTACAAGTTGCTTGGCAATCGTCAGGGCTTGTTTGTTTGATGGAACATTTTCTCCTGTTGAAAACGGATCCATTATAGTTTTTAGATCGTCGGCAAAATAGGTAGGAATTTCGGGCGCGCTATATCGAGCGGTAGCATTTTCAAATTGAGCGAGTTGTTGTTCTGTAGGAGCGTCTCGATGATACAAACGGTCGATTTCATCGGGGGCCGCGATTTCAATCGCAGTAGTGCGTTTCTCAGGCGAACTTGCATTTCGTTTTACAATATCGTTGTATGTCGCAGCCATGATCGACGTGAACCGCGTCGCTTCTTCAATTGGAAAATCATCCAAATCGTCGGGTGAATTGGCGCGTTGCAATTCCGAAATCAAAAGTATTTTGTCGTCTTCGTCTTTATAAAATTGACCACGCACACGCGATACAAGGTTGTTGAGGGATGGTTTATCGTAATGATGTTCGTAAACTTTGAATTCCGGATTGCGAGTTTGAGTAACTAGCGTATATGGTTCGATGTCGGCGTAATCGTCGGCAGACGATGGTTTGACGAGCCATGAGTAATACTTGGTCGATGCCTTGGCTAGATCTAGTTCTTTTTCCGTTCGCGTTTCGGATGGTTTAGTTGCGCTAATTACATCCAATCGCGCCGGTCGCATGTATTCTTTGATTTTGTTCAAAACGCTCCAAATGTTTTGAGGTTCATTCTGCCAATTCCAACTTTCCGTGCTTAATTCTTTTTTGATTGCTGACTTTTCTTGTTTGGAGATAACCCCGGGATATTCTCTGTCGGCCAGCGCCATCCATTCGTTCATGGTGTACGTTTTGTCGCCGTATTTGTCGTAAAGTTCCGAAAACACCTGAACCGATGGGAACCAAAACGCATCCGTAGATTTTTGTAAATCGGGATCAGCGACAGCAAGATTGCTGAAATTTTTCGGTTCGACATCCGCAAGCGTTCGTGGCCGTACCGCTTCACCTTTTGGTGCGTTGGGTTTTGAAATGGTTTTCAAACGCTCTTTGATTTCCGCAATCGCTTGCTTATCGCCGACCTTTTGCGCCATGCGAAGTTGATCGCTAAGTTCTGCGCGCAGTTGAGCGGTTGTTTTTTGTTTCGCAGGTTCTATTGGCGTTGCAATCCCAACAAATTTAATGTCTAATCCGGGCCAGTTGCGGCGTGCGCGTTCCATCGCGTGAGCAACATTTAATCCGCGAATTCCATCTAAAACGGCCTCTTTTCCGCTTCCGACAAGTACCGTGATTTCCGTTCGGTACCGTTGCTCTTCGTAAGATTTTTGTGGAGTTTTTCCACTGAACCCCATCAATGAATCCGGGGCATTACTATATGGGCGAGCGCGAAGTTGTGCCGTCGTTTTTTGTTTCGCAGGTTCTGTCGGCAAAGGCGTACTGCTGGCTGGCAGCAATTTGATTTCGGGACTCGTTAAGGGCAAGGCATCGGAGGTGCGTTGCATCATCCCAAGTTGCAACGGTTCCGTTGAAGTCGTCGGTGTTGAAACCATGCCTTGGCGGGTTCCTGCCGAAAGTTGGAGCGCCGGCGTGGTTCCCGTGAGTCGCGGATTTGCCGAGGCTCCAGCAATCTGCGACGCTGCTACGCCACCTTGTAGCGTCGGCTGCAAAGGTTCTCCCGGTTGCCGCGAACGCGTTAACGAAATCGGGCCCTCGGGGGTAATCATCGGAACTTCTCTACGCATCTTGGCGGATCTTGCTCCGACGTTCATGCCCTGCTGCGCCGCCGTAGGAAGGGATTCCCACCACGCTCCCATTTGGCTTCCGGGACGATTCCATTCCGTTGGCGACATCGTCCGTGTGCCTTGCATGCCCATCATCGACGGAGACGTTTGCATCCGCGGTGCCGTGCCCATCTGCCCCATCGCGCCGCCAAGCGCCATAATCATGTCGCTGGTCATGCCGCCGATCTTGGCCAACGTTTCGCCCCATTCGCGCTCTCGGCGTTCTCGGGCTCGCATCTCGCCATACCGAACCTCTTCGGCTGTCTCCGTGCCCGGCGCTCGCATGCCAGTAAGGTCGATGCGGGCACTACCCCCCGGATCACCGTATCCGAGTATCATGCCAAAACTATTGCGTACTTCGCGGCGACGCAGCGATTCGTCGATGATGGCCGTGCTGTTTTGCGACGCGTTGTCGTCGCGCTGTTTCAGCAACAACGATGCGCGAACGACAATCTCAGGCGGCACGCTCATGCGCGACGGGTCGTCAGGCGGCAACATGAGTTGCGGGAACTCGGCGGCAAGACGACGCAGTTCGGGGGTCGCAAGATCGTTCTCGTTGATCTGCGCCAGCAACGGGTCCTTGTCGGCGGCAATCGCCTTCTTGGCTTCCTCGCGGCGCATGCGCTCCTGATGGGTGAGAGCGACTTTAGGCGCGTCCTGCGGTTTGCGTTCGTCCTGCATTCCGTACATGTCACTTCTCCTTGAGCAGCGTTTTCAGATCGGCTTCGTGGATGATGAAGTAGCCGCCGGCAGGTCGGATCGTGCCTATTTCTCCGGTGCCCTCGATGATGACACGGACTTCGTCCTGCGCGACCCGGCACCACCCTTTGGTGGTGTCCTCGACAGGATGAAGAGTAGCCACAACCACCTCCGTCTGACCGCACCCAGCAACGGCAAGACAACCCACAAGCAAAAGCAAGCCGCTACGTCGAGCGCGTTCACGGATCTCGGCAATAGGCGTTGGCCGAAGTTCCGTCGATCCCGAGGTGGTTTTGCCCGTTGTGGATTCACCGACAAAAAGATCGTGCAGAAGACCCCGAATCAGGGCGACAAGCAACTCAATCACTTGAGTTCCTGCACCTTGCTTTCGATACGGGTCTTCAACCAATCATCGCCGAACGTCTTGATAGCCTGCAACGCAGCCGGCCCAAGCGTTTTCAAAACCGTTTCTTTGGTCAGCGTAAACGCCTCAGCCTTTTCCAAGTCGGTAAGTGTGCCGTCCGAGGACGCCTTCTTGATGGCATCAACATAGGTCTGCTTGGTGGCGCGGACAGCGGCTTCGATGTTGTCCACGATTTCGAGCAGCGTGTCGCGGCGCTGCGAGCGCTTGGCGGCTTCGCGCAACGCCCAACCAACAACGAACACCAACGCGGTCAGCAAAAGGTCCTGAACATCAGGACGAAGAAGAAAATCCTTCATTTGATTAGCCCTTTCACGGCGATGATGATTTGGCCCATGATGCCGACACCTAGCGCCTTCATCCAAAAGGAGCGCATTTGATCGGTCTGCTCTAGGCGGTCGATCCGGGTGTTAAGCCCGGGATGCCCGTTCCCACGAATTGCCTCGTCTATGCGTTCTATCCGTTCGTCTTGGCGAGACTGGCGGCTTTCGATGCGTTGAAGAGTGGCGATGATGAGTTCGGTTTCTGCGTTCATTCCGAGTATCCGTTGCGAGTCAGCCGGATAGGTTGGGCAAATCGACGTTTTCGCGCCTCTCGCTGTTCGCGTTCCTGCGCTTCCGGGTCGATTCGATATTTTTCCTCGATTCGCTGCCGAGCCCCAATCTCCGCGAGTTTGGCGGCAATAAGTTTTTGCAGCGCCGTGGCGTTGTCCTTGGACTGATTCTTGAGGCTGGCCGTACCCTCGGGCGAGTACAAAGCCTGCCGCATGAACCCCTTGAGTTTGTTGAGTTCCTGCTCGTCCTGCCCGCGGGCGCGACGGAGGTCCTCGTCGATGTCCACCTGATACGCACGGACCGGGATCGGCGAGAACGAGCCGGTAACGCCGGCAACCCACGTTGGCAGCGCGGCACGGTCGCCGGGTCGCTGCCCTCGGGGCACGGCGTTGACCGCCGCCTTGAACTGCGACAAATCCAAGATGTTGAGACGGTCAAGGTCGTTGAGGTACCGAACGTTGCGGAACATCTGCCGGCTCATCGGGTCCATAGGAATCCCGAACATCTCGACCTTTTCGCCGGGGAACCGTTCAAGGGGTCGGCCCGAGAACATGTCCCGCTTGGTCAGCGTTTCGACGGTCAATTTGAGCGCCGGATGCATATTGCGGGCGATGTATGTTGCCGTGTCCGAAACCTCACCCTGACCGACAAACGCCTTAAACACCGTCCTAATGGCGTTGGTGGTGTCCTGCAAGGCTTGCACGGGCAGGACCTGCCCAAAGGTGACGAAGCGCGGTCCGTCCGGGGTGTTGATGATCGGAACGCCGATGTTGTCCTCAAGGAATTGCGGCGTCACCTCGTTCAAGTCGGCCTGCGAAAGACCCAACGCTCGGTACGCGTTGTCGCGCACCTTGGACACGGCTCCGAGGTACTTGGGGTTTTGGGTCATGAGGTTGACCGCCGCCCCGGTAGACCACTTCATAAACCCGTAGAACGGGATCACCCGCTTCAGGACGTTGCGTTCGACCGACGTGTAGTATTCCCCGGATCCGTATAGCCACGACTTAGCGTGAGCAGCGGCGTCTTCGATAGACATACCGCGCTGAAGGGCGTACAGCGCCGCAGCCGTGCGACCGAGGTCGTCGCCGTATCGGGCAACGCCACGACCGTACTTTCCGACCGGGTTGTCGAGTCGGTAGACCGGGTTGTAGGTGGGGTCGAGCATTCCGACCGCCACCTCCTTCATCGTCTTTCCACCCTGCCGTCCGGTGCCGATATGCTCCGTGCTGAACCCGAGCAAGCCGGCAATCGTGTCCATAGTGCGGGTCGGCATTTGGCGCGACAGCGACGACCGGAACATGTCGTCGGCAAACGCATCGCGCACCGAACTCGACCCAACAACCCCGTGAAGTTGGAACTCCTCGACGACGTCCGCCAGCAAGCGGCGCACGCCGTTGATTTCGAGCGTAGCGTCGCCGAGTTCTTGGCGGATGGAAGTGCCGTTTTCCATTGCACGCCCGACCGCCGCCGAAATGCGGTTGGCCTCGACCAACGACGCCATATCCACGTTGCCCGACATGGCTAGCGTGCCAAGGTTTTGCGTGAGGTCGCGAGCGCGAGTCTGCACGTACAACGGATTGAGCGTCGTTGCCGGCGACCACCACGACCGGAGGGTATCAAGCACCCGAACCAACGAATTAGATCGCAACGTGTCCGGGGCGGTGATGTCTTTGATGTGACGCATGACGTTGTCGTAAACGTCGGCGTCCATCTTTACGAGACGAAGTTTAGCATTCGCCTGATAACGCTTTTGAATATCAGGAGGCAGCGAGTTCCAATCGACATGGAAGTCGTTTTCCATGCTGAAGAGAGCCCGCGCTTCGTCGGCACGCATCGCAGGATCAACAGCAAACTGCTTTTTCCCTGCGCCCACGACGCCAAGGATCTGTTTCTTCGCCTCGTTGAGCGAAGCCTTGCGTGCAGCGTTTTCAGTTCGCAACGCGGCCTGCTGCGCCCGGACGGATTCGCGGACATCGTTCACCCCTCTCGTAGCGGTGGACATCGAATACCACGACCCTGATTCTTCAACGTTCGCAGCCGCTCGCACCTCGGCAGCAACCTGACGTCGGTGCAAGTTCCCCGCTGCAAGCGGCTTGGCATCTACACCTGCCACCATGTTTTGCAGGTCGCGCAGCATACGCTGCCGGTCGGCAATCAACTCGTTGACGATATCACCAGTTGAGCCGAATTCAGCCTTCGCCGCTGCGGACAACTTGCCCCATTCCTCGGCATACGGAATCAAGACTTTGAGTTCGTCTTGGGTTTGCCGCATCAACGCCGCCACGTCCGCTCCCGGAGCAACGAGCGGCTTTCGTTCAGCCATCGCCAAGATGGAGTTGCCGTGCAACTCTCGGGCTTTAGCCTGCACGTTCGGATCCGACATGATGTCTGCGAGCCCACGCGAAACCACCTTCGATTGCTGCTGCGTGAGTTTGAACTTGACGGGCGCACCGACCGCCTCGGCAGACGACATGTCGAATAGCGCGTCGGCCATGTCCCGGATGCGCTGCCGCGACGCGCTTACGCGGTCGAGCAGATCGGCAAGTTTGGCCGATGGCACAAACTCGTCGCCGGCCTGCTTGAGTTCCTGACTCTGCACTACGTTAATGCGTTCCAGCAATCCTTGGTGCTGCCGTTGCGCGAATTGCAACTGCTCGCGAAGCGCCGACATCTCCGGAGAATCGGCCTTAGACGCATTTTGCAAAATGTTGTCTACATAGATGCGGACTTCGCTGGCAAACCCGGCGTTCCGTTTGGTCTGCCGCACGTTTTCCAACCGCATCTTCACCATGCGGTCGAACACCGTGTCGTCCGGTCGCGGCGACAAATCGTAGGCATCGTTGAGTTTGAACTCGTCCACATGCCGCAGCGCTTTATCAAGTTCGGTCGTGATTTGCTCGGGAACCACACCGTCCATCTTGATTCGGTCCGCGACGTGTTCGCGGACCTGATGCATGACCGTGTCGAGACGGGCGTTGACGGCGTAGTCGGTTACGTCCGACATGACGTCGGCGCGGCTTGCTACCTTGGCGACGTTCTGCTCGGGGTCGTAAATGAGAATACGATGCTTCGTCGGATCGTAACCCTGTAGCAGTTCGGCCACGCCCTCGGTGTCGCCCATGCTGGCGGCACCCTTCACAAGACCGCCGTTCTCGTCGAAAGCCATCTGCACGAACAACGGTTTTCCGATAGCCTTGCCCGACGACATGATGCGAGCGTAATCCGCAACGACAGGATTGGCGATGAAGAAGTCTGCAACATCCGGGTCAAGAGGCCGAATGACCTTGTTGGCCCACTTCGGGCCAAAGATCAAATCCGTCCATTTCATCTTGCCCGTTTGCAGCGCAGCAATTGTGCGCTCCGCTGCCTGCGCGTCGAGTTGCAGGAACTCCGTGAGACCCTTAAACCCGGTGATCTTGGAGCCAACTGTTTCCATAAGGATGTTGGCTTCCAAGGTCAGCAGGTCGTTGAACGTGCGTCCCTGCATGAAGGATCGAGCAGCCTCGCCCGTTCCCATAGCCTCCATCGCCGAATCAAATCGCTCGTTAATCAGTTGCCTGACCGCCGGGTTCATGATGCGCGGCAGGTACATTTCCATGCCTTGATTCATGAGCCCAGCCGCACGTTCGGCGCGAAGCACTCCCTGCATTGTTTTGACGTGAATTTTTGCGGCTTCCTCGACGGCATCGAACAAATCGCGACCGCCTAGTTTTTTGCCTTCGCGGATCAGATCGCGCTGCTGTTTGATGTTGGCGGTAAGTTCCCGTCGGCCCGCGTCGTCGAGACGACCGAGGTTGTCCAACTGCGTCAGTTGGTCCGCACGCAAACGGAGGGTGGCAAGTTCGGCGTCGGTGCCGGCTTCCAACGTCTTGCGTTGCCAATCCAGCACGCGCCCGACGGTAGCCTTGCGTAGGGTTTCCGCGCTTACGCGCTCGGCTAGCCGCTCGCCTTCGGTCACCGGAACGCGGTCGGCAAGCACGCCTTTCATTTCGTCGATCTGACGCTGAATCGTGTCGTCGGTGTAATCCGGGAACCGCGAACGAACCAATTCAGGCTCGCGCACAAGATTGTCCATTTCGCGTTCAAGCGTGGCAATCTCGGTCTCTACGCGGGTAAACGCCTTCTGCGCTTGCACGTAACGCCCGGCAAGATCCATGTCGCCGCGAGCCTTTGCGTCCGACGCAAGAATCTGATATTGGCGACGTCGATCCGCAACCTCGGCAAGCGTTTTCCCGCCGGCGCGAGCAAGCAGTTCGCCGCGTCGCGCAAGCAATGCTGCCGGATCACGTAGCGACAACCGATCCGCTTCGATAATCGTGTCCACTTGCTTCTGAACCTGTTGCGCCTCGGCAATGATCTCAGCCGTTGGCGAACCACGCGACGAAATCTGACCGTTGGCGGCAAGGTTGAGGTCCTCGGCAGATTCAAATCCTGCCGACCGAATCGTGTCCTGCGCTCGTTTGGCAAGAGTTCCGGACGCATTGATTCCGATGCGATCCGGCAGAAGATCGTCGAGCGTTTCCGGAGGAACGACCTCGGCCAACTTGTTGTGAGCAAACGGAATGTCTACGCCCGGTCGAGGAACCATGTCGATCTTGTTCAACATGTTTTCGGACAACCGCATGGGACGGTTTCCGAACTTGACATCGAGCAGCCTACGAATCGCGTCCTTTTGTTTGGATACCGCAGCATCTTCAAGTTCGCTGGACAACAACGTGTCGAGATAGCCCGGTCCCGTTCGACGCGACGCCGGCGTTTTGATGTCGTCCATGTATGCGCCGATGTCGAACGTTCCGCCGTGGGCGTCGTCAATCAGCCGCTTGAACGCATCGTCGGTTTCGTATCGACGCGCCACCTCCATCGCTTGCAAGATCGATTCGCGATTGGTGATGACGTGTTCCAGCATTCCCGCGTCGTCGAGGTGTTGGAAGCCACCGGTTTCAAGCAGGACGCTAAACACTTCCATAGTGTCTCGGTCTTGCAACAACTGCTCGCGGAACTGAGGATTCATCTTCGACAAGGACATCAAAAATCCCTGCGTGATGGTGTCCTGCCGATTTTTCCACGTTGCCTTCAACGCCTTGAAGGTCGCGTACTGCTCCGCGTCAAGACCCCTTGCGCCACCGAACGCCTGCACGAGGTGGCCGGTTACGGGCGATGTTCGGATTAGCGTTCCAAGTTTGTCTACGGCTTTTGCGGAATTCAGGCTCATAGATTTGAGCCCAAATAGATCCATTGGTTTGTAAAAATCCGTAAACGGGATGTGAAAAACCATGCCGGCCTTCAGCCCGTTTTGCACCAATTGTTCCTGCGTCATGCCCGACGCCCGGAGCGCCGACGATGCAAGACCGTAATTCTTACGTGTCAACGCCGGCAGCACGTTTGCCGCAGCATCTACGGCTACGTTGTCGGCCTTCAAGGCTAGGCTAGCCGCCTTCGCCGTAGCGCCGAGCGGCATCAAATACGTTGTCGGATCCAGCAGGAGATCGCCGACTAGATTGACGACAAAATTACCCGCGCCCTCGTCTGCGTTGTAATCGCCAAACGCTTTCCGAATATCTGCAAACGACGTGTCGAGATTTGCATCGAAAAAGTCGGTGCCCGGAAGACCGCGAAGAAACCCCTCAAGCGGTGAGATTTCCGAGTTGTACCCCATTCCGCGAATGGCACCGCGAATGGCACGACCACCGAGCAGGATGTCTACAGATCCAAAAACCTTGGCCCACCACGGTTGTTGAGATGCGACACGTTCGCGTTCAGCCCGCGAAATGTCTACGGGGGTTGGCCAAACCCCAGCAAGATCCGGAGGCGTTTCTCCCGCCGCGGTTCGGGACGCTGCTCCCATCGTTCCGTAGTTCTGCAACGTCGGCAACGTTGGAAGTTGCGGGAGAGCAAATGGTGCTTGGCGACGTAGCAGATCAATCGGCATGATTAACCTCGGAGATATTGCATAATCCAACTAGCCAACGGATCGGCTTGTTGCGCCGCCGGCGGAGTCGGGGTGTTCATCGCCGCCAGCAGCGACGCGTAGGTGCCGAGCGGAGGAGGGTTGTTAACTGGCGCAACCTGAGCGAATGCCGACAAAACTTGAGCAGGAGAAATTTGCTGCTGCGGTTGCACCGCCTGCGCCTCGGTCGGTTGTTGCTGCGGTTGCCCTTGCTGCTGTTGCCTCATCTGCTGCAACTGCCAATCGCGGAAGACCTGTTGCATGATGTCCACGCCCGAGGCGCGACGGTCACTCCCTTGAGGGCTGAGATAATAATTCATGAACTGGCCGGCATTGGTGATTCCGTATTGATTCAACAAGCCGGAGTTAATCAACGATGCCCATCCCAAACTTGGGTCGTTGTATCCACCAAGTCGCCCGAATGGCATTTCCATCCCGGCAAACGGATTTAAAAACGTTGGCGTTTGCTGCTGCCGACCGATCATCCCCTGCTGAGGCGCACGGTAATACTGATTGACGAACTGATCCCACGACGGCGCGGAGGCCATTGGGTTGTTTGCAGTCGTCGCTGGCGTGTTGGGATTGATTGGGTCGGGCATATGCCTACATGCCTCCTGTCGCTCGGAACAACGGCTCTAAACGATTTGGAGATACCTGCCTCTTGATGTTGTATCGTTGCTGATACTCGTAAATCGCTCGCTGGATCTGCTCCGGCGTTCGCATCTCCTTCGGAATGTCCGAAACGGCCTTGTCGTAGGTGGCCTTAGCATCCCCGTAGTCAGCGGCGTCTACGAAAATTGGCACAAACGTCCGTCCGTATGGAACCAACAACTTTTTAGTGCGACCCCAAAACAGCATTTCTTGAGCAGGATCGCTAGCAATAGCCGGGATCGCATCCTTCAATGGCATGTTGCCAATAAGTTCTCGGACGGCTGCTGTTTCGGTTGCGCCAATGCCGGGAATGCTTGAACCAAAACTAATTTTTCCAGTTGGACGCCCTGTTCCACTTGGATTGTCAAACTGCCTAGCGGCATTCACAAGTTGCTGGAACTGATCGGGTTGAACCTCGACGCCCGACGCTTGCAACTGCTGAAGTTGGTACCCAATGAACGCATTTCCAACTGGACCCAATTCATTCTTAGCACGTTCGGCGGCTTCGCGTTGGATGTTTGCCAAGACGCCGCGTGAGGCCGATTCTTGAAGTTTGAACTCGTAATCCCAGCCGGCGTATTTGTCGCGAAGAGCGCGATCCGTTTTAATGTTTTCCTGTTCGGCTTCCCATCGCTTCGTTTGTTCAGCAAACGTTTTGTCGAATTGTGATTTCTCAAATTCAAATCGTTTGCCAGCAAGATCGCTTCCGGCTTGAGTCGCGGCGATTTGAGCGCGAAGCGCATCAAGTTCCGCTTGAAGTCGGTCCCGCGCGGTGTCACCTTCTGCCCCAGCCTTTTGGCCCGCAGCAATCGCAGCACGGCGTTTGGCCTCAATCACCGCGGGATCGGTTTCAAACGCGCCGGCGGCGGTGCCTTGAGTCATCGCTGCGGCTTGAGCATTTAGCAACGCGATGTATGCGGCATTGCGAGCGGCCTCTTGGTCAAGCGCTTTGTTTCGTAATGCTAGTTCTTGCCCAAATTGCTCTTCTTGCTGCGCCCGTCGTTCCTTGTCTTGGATTGCACCGGGCAATACCTGACCCGCGCCCGATGCAAATCCGGCTGCAAAATCGCCCATGTCAGATCCCCAAGAAGCCTTGTTTGCGGCCTACCAATGAACCGAAAATGTTTCCGACGCCAGTTCCGAACGACGCCCACGGCGATGCCTGCTGCCACACCTGATTGCCTGCCGCGCCCACGTAAGCATTCGCGATATCACGGTCCCATTGGTATTGCGGACCAAGGACCGCGTTCATCATCGCCAAGGCGTTTTGATAATCCGCCGGACGCTGCATAGCCGCTTGCGTTTCGATTTGCCGATACGCGTCCGCGATGCCCTGTCCCTGCTGCTGGGCGACGCGACGCTGCATCTCGCCGGTCATGCCGGACCGATACGACCCTGTGGCTCCTGCACGCTCTGCAACCTGCTGCTGCGTTGCCCGAGCCGTCGATGCCTGCTGGTCAGCCGCCAACGCTCGCAGTTGTGCGATCAACTGCGGGTTGAACGTCGTTGGATTCTTCGCGTACTCCATCGCAAGTTGTTGCCCCGCCATGAACAGCGGATTCGACAGCATTTGCTGCTGGCCCGCTGTTAGGGCTCCCACCGCTTGCTGCGTGAACTTCTTGCTCTGCTTCTGCCCCGAGGTCATGCTTCCCATTGGATCGCTCCTCTCGTTCGTAAATAACCGAAACGAGCCGGTAGCCGTTGCGCTCCAGTTGGTTCCGCATGGCATCGTTGCCAACCGTTACCACGGCTTGGGTTCTAGGATACCCGTTTTTTCGGACGGCGTCATATCCGGCACGCAGAAGTTTTTGGCCCGCCACGCCCTTGCGTTCGGTCGGAATCACGTAGAACCCGGCCACGCGAACGCCCGTGCGCTCGTAGAAGCCGACGTAGTCTCCGAGTTCCAAAATCAAATATCCGATTGGCTCCTCGGCTCGGTACGCCATAAAGATGGCGCGGTTGTCGGAGAACACGAACTCATGCGTTTGATGCGCCATTCGCGCCATCTGCGCCGGGGTTTCGATGGCGAATTTCGGCTCGCGCTCGATCTCCTCAGCAAGATACGCTAGTCGCAATTCCCAAAGATGTTGGGAGTTTCGCCAATCTGCCCGCCCGACAACGATTTCAGCCATGCGGCGATGTTATCAGATCAGGGATTAGAAGGGGAGGGTTCGGTAAATCTAGGGGTGGCGTTCGGGTCGTAGAGCCAGCCGATGGCGCACGGTTCGTTGTCCCCAAGTTGCACAGGCGTGAGGTTATCCCAAAACGGATCCCCACCGCCCCAAATGATCACGTTTTCTACTACCGAATACTCGTTCACTAATGCCCATCGCATTATTCAAACTCCCAACAAAGAAGAACAAAACCATTTCCACCCGCACCACCATCGCCACCTTTTACTCCTGATGCGCCTCCACCGCCTCCACCTCCCGATCCTAGATATCCGTTTCCACCATTTCCACCTGCTGTATTTGTTGTAGTGTTTCCTCCCTGACCTCCACCACCACCGCCGGGAAGGTAATTCATAACTTCAAAAAAGTTTGGAAATTTAGGTAATTTCAGTAAATAATTAAACAATCGATACCCATATACACTTGCATCGATTCCGTTATTACCGCGACTAGTTCCATAACTTATTCCCGCTTGAGGTATTCCTAGAATAGATGGAAGTATAAATGAATTAGTAGTACTTTGACCTTTTCCCGATCCTCCGGCTCCTCCTCCTGAAATCCTTCGCGACGGGAAATTTATATTTGAAGAAACGTAATTACTTGAAGTTGAGGTTCCGTTTCCACCGTCGTTGCCTAAAATATTTCCATTTAATACTTGAGTTGCTGTTCCGGCGGTTCCCGCAGAAGTAGTGCCGCCAGTCCCGCCTAAATTAGATCCTACTTCAATTAAAATGCTTGCTGTTGAAGCCGTTCCACCAGCAGGCAACTGACTATTTTTAAAAGTAATAGAAGTGACCCCGCCGCTGTTTCCCGGGGATCCACTTGCATTGTCCGCAGGCCCACCTGCACCGCCAGTACCACCCGCGCCAATTACAATATCTATTCTGTGAAGATTTATATCATTAAGAAAACTTACTGGAAATCGTTCTATGATATAAGCATTTCCACTTGCTCCACCACCACCCCCCGATGCGTTTGTACCTAAGCCAAAACGCCCACCACCGCCTCCCGCACCGCCTCCAAGTGCAAGAAGTGATAAAAATTTTGCGGATGTACACAATGGAATTGATGAAGTAGTTGTATTAAAAAACTGCCAAATACATGGTTTCAAATTTCCATTGAACCCCGACCCAATTCCTTGAAATAGACCGTCGTTCATTAGTAGGTACTTCCGAAAACAAAAATGTTAAAGGTTTCTGCTTTTTCTGTGGATGCATATAGAATGCAAGAAGATGCGGAAACTTGGCCTTGTAAAACAAGATTTACAAGTTGAGGAACAGTAATCATAAATGCTGACACCGTTGCTGATGCTGTTACTGCCGCAATTGGTACTTCGGTAATAAGACGTTTAGTTGTACCGCCATCAATTGACAGAAAAAATCGAACCATTCCTATTGTCGTTGTTCCTGTTGCTTGAATTACAATTGAATGAATACGTTTACCAACTCCACTTCCTTGTGCTGCGGATGGGCCAGTTGCAATTGCTACGGTAGTTCCAGTTCCATCACGGTTAGCGTTGGCTGTCGAAATTTGAGAAATTTCAACGGTCGGTGCTGTTGAATATTGAGCAGACGTAGCCATTAAATGATCCCCTGATTAAAGAGAACAAAGTCAGGAACGGATCCACCGCCGCCCCCACCTGAGTTAGCAATCCATTCCAGTCCAGTTGACGTAGATGGATTAGCCGAAAGAATGTAGCCGCTTGTCCCCACGGGCAAGCGCGTATCCGCAGACGCATCGCGCACCAAGATGTCGCCCTTGGTGGTGAGCGCAGACGAGAAGGTTGCCGTTGCCCACGATACACCGTTGGCGTTTGCAGAGTCGGCTTTCAGGAAGTAACCATCTGTCCCTACGGGAACTCTAGTTACCGCCGAAGCCGTCCTTCCCAAGAGGTCACCCTTGGTAGTGAGTGTCGAGGCCGCGACCTTGGTGTCGGCATACGCTTTGGTCGCAGCGTCTTGAGCCGCTGTCGGGTCGGAAACGTTGGTGATGGCGCGATTGGATGAATCAAATCCATACCCAATAACGTTTCCTGTGGAGGCAACCGCAAATCTTACCGTCCCGCCGTTCAATTGACATTCAATCAGGTTTGCGGTTTGGCTTACCGATCCTTTGACGACAAGAGCCTTGAAGTCGCCGCCGGGAGTGATGACGTTGCGCGTGGAAGAAGCCGGATCCACAAAGACGTATCGCGTATGATCGTCGTTGGTTAATCCCGTCAACGCGCTGTGCGCCGTCACACCAGTCGTAGGCGTGGCCCAAGTCGGTACGCCACCTGACACCGTCAGCACCTGACCCGTCGTTCCGATACCAAGACGGGTAATCGCTGATGCGCCCGTTGCGTACAACGTATCGCCTGCCGTCGTAACCGTGGCCTTGGTCAGGTACTGCGTGTGCGGATCGCCAGTCGTCAGGCCACCAAGGTTGTTGTGGGTGATCGCCGCTTGATTGAGTCCAAGCGTATAAGTGCTTCCTGCGCCGCCGTCGGTTCCCGTAATCGGACTCGACACGGCAAGCGCACGCTCGTTCGTAAGGTCGCCTGTGTTAGCGAGCGTGATGTAGGACGGCGTGTTGGTAGCCAATCCTGAAGCGGCCACCGTCACGTTGCCACCTGCGCCACCATCGGTAATGCTGATGCCCGTGCCTGCTGTCAGGACACGTTCCGATGTCAACGTCGCATCCGTGGCGAGGGTGACATACGACGCTCCCGTGGGTGCGCCGCCGCTTCCGGTCGCCGCAATCGTAACGGTCGATCCGGCTCCGGCATCCGTAATGGTAATCCCGGTTCCTGCGGTTAGGACTCGTTCCGACGTAAGCGTTGCGTCGGTTGCGAGCGTGACGTAGGACGCACCAGTTGGCGCACCGCCCGTGTTTGCCACCCACTTAAGGCCAGTAACTTCCGCTGAATCAGCGGAAAGAATCTGACCGTTTGTTCCTACGGGAAGGCGTGCGAGGGCTGAGGAATCCCTTGTGAGAATGTCGCCTTTGGTGGTCAGCGTCGTCGTGCCGCCCTCGGGGCCTTGGGGGCCTGTATCACCCTGTGGCCCCTGCGCTCCAGTCAAACCCTGCGGCCCCTGCGGCCCGGTATCACCTTTAACGCCTTGAGGGCCAGTCGCCCCGGTCAATCCCTGCGGCCCAGTATCACCTTTAACGCCTTGAGGGCCAACCGCACCGGGGTCTCCCTGCGGGCCTTGCGGCCCGGTATCGCCCTTCGCTCCCTGAGGGCCTGTCGCGCCCGTTGAACCTTGAGGGCCTTGCGGCCCGGTATCGCCCTTCGCTCCCTGAGGGCCTGTCGCGCCCGTTGAACCTTGAGGGCCTTGCGGCCCCGTATCGCCCTTCGCGCCCTGCGGGCCTGTCGCGCCCGTTGAACCTTGCGGGCCTTGCGGCCCGGTATCGCCCTTCGCTCCCTGAGGCCCTTGCGCCCCGGTGTCGCCCTTCGCTCCCTGCGGGCCTGTAGCCCCGGTATCGCCTTTCGCACCTTGTGGACCTTGCGGCCCCGTTGCGCCTGTTGCACCAGTCGGCCCCACGCCCTTGCGTGCGCCCGTGCTGTCCATTACGTACCAACCGTCATCGCCAAGACCGAGCATGTCTCCAACCGACAACGTAACCTTGACGAGCGTCGTGTACGTTCCGGCTTCGTTGCGTTCAATCGTGATGGTCGCCGCAACCGTATCGACGTTGACGCATTCGACGTTGCGAAGGTTGTGCTTGTAGGACGACGACGCCGGTGCATCGACGATCTTGACTCGGGTCGTTCCCGTGATCGTCGCCTTCTGCTGCTTCAGGTCGTAGGAGTTGTTGCCGAGGTCGCCATACGACACATCGACGACAAGATTGTTGGTTGTCACCGCCGCCCCTAGGCTGGCGTACAACTCCGACGTGGTGGTCATCAATCCGATTGGCATATCAGATTCCGATGTCGATGCGTTTCATCACGTCTTTGTGCCCTGCGCCTCCAGCCGTCGAGGTGATGGCTCCGGTGGAGTCGATGTACAAGGGATCAGCAACCTTGACGGTTTTCCGATCAAGTGAATCGTACTGCAACCCTGCGCCAAGGTCACGCTCCTTTGCAAACCAATGCATTTGCAAACGCCAATACGCGGTAAGCCACGCCTCAAGAGCGCGATCATCCGGCGACAATTTGGGCGGAGGCCCATGCTGTGCGTTTGGTTGAAAGGTCATTCGATGTCCAAGATTTCCGCGACACCTTCTACTTGGATTACCTGAATGGTTCCCGCTGTAGACGGCAACGGCGTCGGCGATAGCAACAACGGATTCGACGTTTCGGTTAAGCGGATTCGCGCTGACCGCGATTCACCACCAACCATCATGATGCGATAGGCATCTTCGGTCCGGAATTGAATCCATGATTCGCGGGCGTTTACAAAACTGAACGACCTACCGGGCTTGTCGCGGAACGTCGAACACCGAATAAAATTTCCATCGTTGTCCGACACGCCGGCAACCTTGACCCAACGCAACCGCTTTTTGCGTCCCGGATTGCCCCAGTCAAACACCAAATCCATGTACCAAGGGATGCCACCTACGACGACGCGGTCACCTGCCGCCGGCGTCAGGCCGAACGACGCGTAGACCTTAATCGTCGTATTCGTGCCATCGTTGGTAGCCGATTCGACCGTTCCCGTGACAACGGTTTCCGTTGCAAAGTTAAACAAATGCAGCGTCAATCCGTTGGCCACGGAATGCACGCCGGAAATGGTCACGGACGTTGTCGTGCCCGACGTGGCGGTACTCGACACCAACGACGTCACACCGTCATATGATCCGGTGTCGAGCGTTGAGACGTATCCGTTTACTGCCCCAATCAACCTAGTTGCGTCGTTTTCGTTTTCGCTTTGAAGGATTGTATCGATAGGCAACAAGTATTTGGTCCAAATACCTTGCGACGAGTCGTACACCAACACCATGCTGTTTGATGTCGCTCCCGTCGCGGCCACGCAGAACCACACCTGATTTCGCGGGTGATACACGGCAACCGATACGGCATCTTTTAGCGCGTCGTTTAAACCTTCGCGCATTGTGTATTGAATCGACGGATACAGCGGATTGTCGGGAGACGTGATGTTCTGCTCGTTTTGACCGTCGGTTTGGAAGCAATCGTCATCGGCCATATAGAAGATGGTCGATTCGGAATACGCTGCCGCTTGCGCTCCCACGGCCCCGTGCTTAATCGGTAGGAAATCGAAAGCAAAGGGCGCGTTGGTATCGCCAGTCGTGTACACCCGTGCTGTTCCGTCGCGCATGGACACCAGCAAATAATTGTTGGTGCGAATCATGTGCGTAATCGGATCTCCCGAATCAAGATCAAGATCGAGGTACAAAGAAATCGGATCGTATCGCGTCGGGTAACCGATTGCGCTTCGATACAGGCGAGTCGGGAACAACGAGTTGCCACCTAGGAACGTGCCATCTCGAAATACTCCGACAACGCTTGCTTGAGGCGCTTCGTGGTTGGCAAAATATTCCATCGTCGTTCCCGTTGGGACCGCCGTAATTGCCTTGTTGGTAGCGTCACCGTAGTTGATTGTGGTGTTGTCGTTTACCGTCGTTACCAAATACGCCACCGCTCCATCGGTCCCGTTCACGCCCGTGATGTAGATGCGTCGTGCATTCACCTGCGGGTCAGGTGACGTCATCATGCCGACCGTATTGATTGCCCCAGTAGTGCCCGTTGTCGTGACCGCGACACCCGGCGATGGATTGCTTTCGTCGCCGGTTACGGTGTTTACAAACGTGTAGTAAACCCAATACGTGCCTGCTGCAAGCGTGCCGCCGGTAGTTGAAGCGCTGGCTGATACTTGTGCGGATGGGGCCGCAATCCCCGCAAAGCGCAACGAGTTGCCGTCATAGATCATAGGCCGTTGCCCGTTAGGCTCGGCCATGATCACGTTGTTGCCGTATTGGGCAAACGACACCTTTCCCGTGCTTTTAAAGAACCCGGAGGCAACTAGTTTGGCTACGCCACCGCCAACGGGGATTTCGTACAGCCCGGAACCAGCAACCGCCAAAATGCGGCGTTCGGTTGATCCGTTGGCTCGAAACGTTTTGTAGTCCCACAACCCCCGAGGTCGCACAATCTGATAGGGCTCGACGATGCCGGCGTCCCAACGATAGCCTTCCAGTTGCGCCGGGAACATATCGCAGGTGTAAGTGTTTGCCGTCGTCGTCTCAACAAACGGGTTGTTGCCGTACCCGTCGTTGAACTTGAGATAAAACACCGTTTGAAACGATGGATTGGAGAAAGTCCAACTCGACACCTCGTTCAAAATATATCCGGCGTTGCTCGGATTGTCCGAGCCGATACCGACGTATTGCGGCCCTTGCGATGTTCCGTTCCAAATCAATTGAACGTCGTCAATAATTCCGCAAAACGAACCTCGCGTCGTGTCGATTACGCCGACGGTGCCATTGCTTTGAACGCCGGTAGCCGACAGCCTTGCGCCGATATACCACGATGAATCGCACGTGGTAACCGTATTGGTGCAGGTGATTGGCGTTGCCGTTGCAATTGCCACCTGCGTACCGACTCCGGTCTCATACGCAATCTGAAAAATGACCTGATTAATCGTCCCGGTCGTCGAATACACCGTGCGGCGATCTAACGAAAAACGAACCTTTTTGCCAACAAGCGCCGACACGTTCACCGACGTGATCGTCATTTTGCGCTCGGTCGCGTTGTCCATGTAAATGGCTTGGAACTTATCGGCGTTGGATCCGTCTAGGTTGACGCCGATGGCAACTGGTTGGGGGTTTGTGCTAATTCCAGACCACAGGATGACGCCTCTAGGGGCAGCAGTCGCACCGGGAGGTAACTTCGGGACGCATACCCCTCTAACGGTCCAACGCTGGCCCGAGGCGGGAGTGGCCCCTGTCGTGGTGCCTGCAAAGACTGTGTTGAATGAGGGATTGGCTCCGGTATTGAGGAGCCGGACGTAAGCGAGTTGATCGGGCCTCCATTGGAGCCCGCTTGATCCAACGACCTCGCTCTCGTCAAAGGCCCAAGTGGGGGGACTAAATGGGAGCGACCCGTGATTGGCGTTTGAGGAAGAGTCATACAGCCTCCCGTCGGCGCTCGCGTCGTTAAGCCGGTAATAACCAAACAACCCGCCACCGCTTTGCGCCGACGCGATCAGGTTGTCCGGGATTTCTTTGGACCACCTCGATGCATACAAGCCCTGCATATATGCATGCTTGCTGGACGTTCCAACCGCCAACCGCAACTCGGCAATCGTTCCGGAGAAATACTTTGAGTTGATGGTGTTGGACGTGTCCATTCCGACGCCGATGGTGATGTCTTCGTTGGTTCCGCCCCCCGTGTAATCGGTGCCGGCCCACACCGCGCCGTCGAGCGCCGATCCGACAAGCGTCCCTGCCGCATCGTAAACGTAGAACCCTAGTTTTTTGGTCGCGTCGTCGATGGTCAATTCAAGAAACCGATATCGTCCGACCGCGGTTTCGTAGGCCGTAGACGAGTTTTGACCGTCCGCGACCTCCAACGACGCCGCATCTCCGGTTCCATTAAATACGGCACGCCAACCGCCAACAATTTGCGATGCGCCGTTTTGAATCGACGAATCGTAAACAATCGACCAATGCAGATTCGCGCCGGTTCCGTAGCCTTTGCTGGCAACGTACATCACGGTTTGAGCAGGATTTGGCATCTTTGCCAACACCACGCCAACGCCGATGTACCACGCAATGGTGCCCGTTCCCGGATACATGAACGACCGGGTTTTAATGCGACCATACGGGCCGTCAAACGTTCCCGTGTCCCATCGCGGCATCAGTCGCAGCGCCGCGTCTCCGAACCGATTGTTGTGCAATCGGGTGTAGCCATTGCGTCGCTTGGCTACGCGTTCCGAAAAATCCACGTTCACGACATCGGGAGATTCGATACGCGTCGCCTTTACGGGAACTGCGCGATCCGAGAACCCGCCGAAGCGATCTACGGTTGTCGTGACCTTTTGCGAGGCCATTACGTCGGCCCCGTAAGGTTAATGCCCCACCACGCTCGGGGAGCCAGTCCGGAGTGCCCGACGTAGGCGCGACGATTGTACGCTTGGCCGGTGATCGGATTCGCCTTAGACTTCATCTTCGCCACGCCTTGCTCGTAGAGTTGCGTGTGGAACGAAAGGTCCTGAGCGTTCAGGTAGTTGGGGAAATGCGTCACCGCCCCATGAATCAAGGTCGGTGCGTGTTCGATGGGAAAGCGCCTGTCTAGGACATCGCCTGCCCCACGCACCGTTGTGGACACCGGAGTTGGAATGGCACGATAGCGGTAGGCAATCGTGTCAACCGCCACCGGCGTAGGCCACAGTTTGATCGTTGCCACGCCGGTTGCCGGCGACCGAGCCCGTACCCAGTAGTGCGTTGGACGGGCCGACGAGTTACGGGTCTGCAACCAAAAATCGTTAAAGTCGGTTTCGGGCAGGTAGAGGATCGTGCGCTTATCGTTGGTCGTAAACACGACCGACGAGTCGATCAACTCATGGAAATCATCGGCAAGTGCGTATTCCGAGATTCCGTTTTGCGTCGAAAAACTTCCATCGGTCCGAAGTCCCCAATGGTTGGAGCGCGTGACGAGATCCATCAGTTTTTCGTTCAGCGCCCATCGGATCTCCGTATCGAGGTCGGTGTCCGGTATTGCGTTGTTCGTGACCGCAAACGAAACCCGATCAACGAGGGTGTCAACCAAAATCTCGTCTGCGGCCATCGGACTACCTCACAGGCTGTTCCAAAACTCTTCGGTCTTGGGAGATTCTACCATCTGCTCCAACGACGTCCGAGGTTCGTGCTTCACGAAAATCTCGGGCGCGTGCGCGAGCAGGACCTTTTGTTCGCCGTTCAATTTAACCTGATAGGTCTTGGCAAACGCCCGGCGCATGGAATCCCCGGTTTCGCGGCAATGCTCGACCAGCCGGCAGACCTCATCGTAGGTCATTTGGATGGTGTTGGACGGCAGTTCCAACGACCCGGAGACGGAGGTTGCCGTCGGAGGCACGGTCTTGTAGTCGATGTTCCATTCCTCTTGGAGGACGTTCACCGCCCCGGATTCTAGAACAAATCCGTATTTGCGTTGGTCCCATCGGACATGGAATTCATTACGCGTCGGGCCTTCCCAAGGAGGAACCCAACCGCGTTCGCGACGTACCGAAGCAGGCTTCGGTCCTCGTACCACCCCATCAACAACTTCAGTCTTTCCCATTTAGTTAGTCCTGTAAAGTAACGGCGAATCCGGGACGACCCACAAATGCAAGCCGCCCCGGTTTCGCGAAATCTTTGAACGCTCCAATCGGTACGCTCAAGGCGCAAACATTGAGCGCACCGATGGAAATCGTGTTCACTCACAGCAGGCGAACGAACGCACGCACGCAGCGCGTGGTGATGGCACTTGCAGTCGCGTTAGAGGACGCTTCAAGAGCGACCATTGGCGCAATCAAGCCCGCCGCATCGGTACCGGCCAAAGCCGTAAACTTTTCCAGTCGAGCGGCGGTTTTGGACGCCGTCAACGGATTAGCCACCGCAATGTCGTTGACCGGACCGGGGGTGCTGCCCGGGAGATTCACGCGAGCCCGCGCTTCGCCGTAAATCGTCACCATGACGACATCGCCGCTCACCGCTTCACGTCCGGTCAGCGCCACCGTACCGTCGGCGTTAACGGCCTTAGACGCCGCCGCCAACGATTCGTTTTGCGCGCCCGATCCGCCAATGCCTTCGTAGATGCCCACAACAAGCGCGGCACCCGCGGTCGTAGACGAAACGACGGTCTTTGCGCGATTAGCCACCGTAGCGTTGGCGTGGTTAATGATAACCGGTTCGCCAACCACCAAAGCGCTTCCCGCGTTAAACATCGCTTCGATGCGTTCCGTGGTTTCAAGCGTGTCGCTCGAAATCCCAATTCCATTGAGACGAGTGATTCTCATGGTCGTGTCCTTTCTATCAGACGGAGGATCCGTAGTTGAACATCACGCCGCAATAGCGCGGGTTCTCCACGATCAGTTGTCCACGCCACAGAATCTGAGCCACAGCACCCGCCTGATCAATCGGCTGCTTAAACTCGGTCGCCTCGAAATCGGCGCTGTCGGACACCTTCAAACCGCACACCGAAGTGTTGAGCAGGAAGATGTACGGCGACGTGCTGGCGATTTCGCTGGTGTTGATCGCGCCGGACGTCACGCAACGGTCGGTCTGCACCCATTGGGCACCCTTGAACGACGTCGTCGAGAATCCGAGTTCCGCCGCCTGCGGATCGCCGCCGGTGCGAACGTACTGAAGGAATCCCGCCGCCGAGTTCTGATAGTCTTCGTAGGGCTGCGGAGCCGAAATGATGAGGTCGGGCATCGTGGTGCCCCACGTCAGCATTTGGAACATGTGCGCCAACCCACGAAGCGCCTTGTTCGGGACACCGCTCGCAAGCGCGAACGTGTTGTCCGAACCGAAGCCCGTGGAGATGGTGCCGGTGTTGCTGTTCATATCAACAGCCATGTTTTCCCAACCCGTACCACCGATGCCATCGGCAGTAAAGTTAGCGCGACCAACACCACCGTAGTTGTTGTTGGCCTGACGCAACTGCCAACGCGCCGTCTTCAGGACGTCGCCGGTCGTGTTGTGGCGCTTCGGGTAGATCGCCTGCTCAAGACCGAGGATGTTGTTGGAGTCGCTGGTGTTACCCCAAAACATGTCGCGGTCGAGGCGCGATCCGAGCGAGCGGTACGCCTTGTACGCACGCGCTTCCATAAGATCGACGATCTGATGGGGCGAGCGGATCTGCTGCTGCTCTTCCCACGATACGGTGACGTTGGTCGCGTAGTTGGCGAAGTTGAAGTACGCCGAACGAGCGCCCTGCGTCGCCGCGGTAGGCAGCGTCTGAAGGCCGGTGAACGAGACGACGGTCGTGTCATCCTTGTCAATCACGGGCACCATGTGGTGGTGCGAGTAATTGCCCGGCTGATACATACCCATCTTCATCGCGATGTTGAGCAGGGTCGTCTCCTTGAAGACGATGTCCTGCACGCCCGACGACACAGACTCAAACGCGCCCGTGTAGAGCGTGTTGAGGTTTGCGGTATCTCTTACTGCTGGAAACGGCATGATTGGCTACCTCCTAGTAGCGTTGGAAAAGAGAGTCAATTCCCAACCGCTTTGCTTCGCCGGCAAGTTGACGTGCGATTGAATCGCGATCCAAGGCAATCCTTCCTCTCGACGGCTTCGTCATCATTGTCGGAGCGCCGGCGGGGGTCAACTCTTTGGAGCGGACTTGTTCCGCTTCCGTTTTCATACGATCCGAGATCACCGCTCCATCGCTGGCAAGCAACAACGCTTGACGCAGCGGGAGAGACTGGGAGGCTGCGATTTCCTCGGCCTGCCGGCGGTACTTGTCGGCGGTCGGGAATTCCTTTTTCAGTTGGTCCCACTTGGATTCGTATTGAGTTTGACCATACGCCTCAACCATACGCTGGTACGGTTGAAGTTTGGGCTCCAAAATCTGCGTTGTGGCCTGCTGGTAGTGAAGGTCAAGCAGTTCTTGGATGGCGTTCAGCGTGTCCGGCTCAAAACGATCCGCGAGCGAAGCAGGAATCTGCATCTTGGTGCGCGGAATCTGCGGCATTTCCTCGACTTGCGTCGGATTAACGCCACGGAGTTGAGCCAACAGGCTTCCCGGGTCCGGATGTCGCATCAACGCTTCAAAGGCTTGCGCCTTTTGCTCCGTTTGCGCGACTTCTGCTGCCTTCTGCCGAGCATCTTCGCTGAGTTTCTGCATCTTTCGATGGAAACCCTTTTGAAGATCGGCCTTCAACTTCTGAATTTCGGGTGCGTCGGACGGATCGGCCTTTAGAAAAGCGTCATCGTCTTGTGTATCCGCTCCGGTAGGAGGCTCGCCCGAGGCTGCACCGGCATTTGAGTCGGACGGGGCTTGGGTAGCGGAGGCATCCGCACCGTATCCGAACTCAGGTTTGCCAAAAACAGCGTCGAACTTCTCACGGAGTTCCGGGGACACGCGTTCTTGCTGCGCTTCGCTTTGCGGCATGTGTTAAATCACTTCTTGTTGTAGTCGCCAATGCCCTGCGTGAACGACTTCACGCTACGGAACTTCGCACCGGCGGCAACGGTCTTGCAATCCCGGTCCTTAGAGGTCGGGAACTTGTAGTCTGCACACGACATAGTCATTCTCCCGTCGGAGTGAAACCGAAACGGCGGCAGTATTCCAACCGCTCCTTTCGGCTCGTAAACGGGCGCGGCCCTTCGACGTACCTTCCGTCGGGAGTCGTACCCTTGAAATAGTTATACCACGATTTTTCGGCTTCTCGGCAACGCAAGTCTTCGTTGGCAAACATTTTTTCGCCGTAGACGTTCTTGTAGCGCTGCTCGTCGTAGTCGGTATCGTGAACCGAAGGCCCAACGCTTTCGGTTTTTTCGGACTCGAGTTCGGCGGTGGAAACGTGCGTCCATCGGCCCTCTCCGGTGCGGATCCAAACAAATCCATCGGATGCGGGCTCGATGTACGGCTTCTTTTTTTTCTTCTTAGGCAATCGGACCTCCTTGCATTTGGGCCATTCCGGCGTCGCCGGACGCCATCGCCGGCCCTCCCGGCGGGCTTCCACCTGCTGCGCCGCCCATTCCCATGAGCGCCGCTTGCATATACATCTGCGACATCTGATCGGGAGCCATTTCTTGCAGGAATTCCGAACCGTTTTGGAACCCCAGCAACTTGAAAAACTCCTGCCACAGCCGCGGAAGGTTGAGCATTTGCGCCGCGACCGGGTCGCTCTTGGCCAACTGAATGGCCGTCGTGACCGCCTGAGCGCGGGTCGTGTCGTTTCGAGGTTGCATCGAACCGACCTCGATAGACACGTTCAACCCCCATTGGATATCGGGGGTCGTGAACTCTTCCTTAATCCACATTTCGGCGGCTTCGGGGCCTGCCAACACGGCGAGCATACCCGCATCGTAGAACTGCGCCGCCAACTTGAGCCTGTCGTGCGCGACCTGCGCGATGAAGTCATTGAACGCCGAGTATTTTGACTGCCCGCGGGCTCCCGCGTTGCGTGCGATTTCCGCGGCCTCGGTCGCCGACGTCTCGGATTTCAGCGATTGCATCATCTGATTAGCACCCATGCCGGTGCCGTCTTGGATGTTGCGCTCAATGACCGCCAAGTACGCCATCGCTTCGTTGGTCTGCGGGTTACGCGGCAGCAATCGGACGACCTGATCGAGCGGGCGTCCGGTCATGCCGTTGATCGGCAGCATCAATCCGACGCCTTCCATCGTCATCGGACGAATGTCCTCTTCCGTGGACATAATCGAGCGATCGAACGCATAAACATCCACGGCGGCACGCATAAATGCGTCGTGCATGCGCGTGCGAATCTCGCGTTCTTCGATGACGTGCGTAAGAATCGGCTGAATATCCGACACCGCGAAGATGCGCTGCCCGATGTCGTTCCATCGGAGCATTTTGTAGGGGCATCCGAGGTCATACGGCGCGACCTCTTCGCGCAAGAACTTCTCTTGGTTCTTGGCGAACACCTTCATGTCCCACGTGCCGTCGGGTTGCCGCTCAAAAATCTCAAAGATCTCGACGTACTTGTACGGCATTGGGACGTCGTCGGGCCCGGACACGGCGGTCGTTTTACCTGAGTTGATGAACGGACGACCGTTGCGCTTCCACGGTTTGTCCGACGTACCCATAAACACCGACGTCGGCGTCAGCCGGCTCTTATTCTTGAACCGGTCATCGGCCATGACCATCTCGTAATCCGCGTAAATCACGCGTCCGATCCAACGCGCATCTTCAAGGCACGTCGCATTCGGGTCGATCACGATGTCGTCGGGCGACACGCGTCGTGAACAGACGCGGCCTTTCCACACGCGGTCGTCCATTTCAAACGTTGTCTCGCTCGGCTGCGCGGCGATCGAATCCCGCGCCGACTCCATTTGCATGACGAGTTCGCCGACCTGCTGTTGAAGGACGGGGTCCTGCTGCAACTTCTGTGCAAGAGCCTGCCGGCGGCGGCGCGCACGCGCCATCGCGTCGTGATCGCCCTCGACGCCGCTCAACATGAACCCCCAACCCGTCAGAATCGTGTCGCGCAGACACAACCGCGCTTCACGTTGCAGCCGCGCATCGCGCAGCCACTCGGTGTTGAGCGCGTCTTCCGCGAACTTCGACAACTTCTCCTGCTTCGCGGTCATCGGCTGCACGAAGAACTTCGGGTTCCGGTTGTACACCTGCGATTCAATCGAATGCACAAGCCCGTAAACACGCGGCGGCTGCACCTGTTCAAGCGTGTAGCGATCCGCATACGCGTATCCCGTGAACTGTTCTTGCTCGTAGCACTCACGCGCAAGGTCCCAGTACGGCTTGGCGAACCGATCACGCTCGCGCTGGTAGCCGACGATCAACTGCTCCCACCACGGAGGCTTGCCCTTCATGTTGTCGTGGATGAACTGGGCGGCTTCGGAATTAAAAACTGAGGCCATTAGCGGTACCTCGTCGTGGTTTCGACGCGTGCGATGCCGCGCCGTTTCGTTTCGTTGAGTATGCGATCCGTGAACGCGGCAATCGTATACGGGTTGCCTGCCGGCTGCGGCTTCTTACGCGGCGGCGGGTTGGTTCCATACTGCCAAATATCGGCGAGCGTATCGACGTAGTCGTCGTGCCGCGCCGCGGACGAGTACAGCGCGATTTGCTTGACAACGTCGTCGAAGCGGCTGCCATACGGCACCCACAACTTCCCGGCGTTGATCAACGGATCGAGCGCCCGGATACGGGTGTACTTCTGCGTGCGTCCGCGTTCTGCCGAGCCGATCTCTCGGATCGGATAGACGAGCCCGTTCGACATGGCGTCTTTGCGGATCCAATGCGCCAACTGCCGTTGGTACGCAACCGTCTCCACCAGCAGACTCATCGGATTCCACAACTGCACGTGTTTGCGGATCCACGCGATCATCTCGTCCACGGTCGGGTGTCCACCGTTGACGTCCACCAACCAAAAGTTGCCCTCGTCGTCGCGCCCGACCGTCATCACGACCCCGAGATCGTGTTGCTGGTCGATGCCGGCGTTCGGGTCGGTCCCCGTGAAGTAGTACACCGACCGAGGTCCATCCGCTCGTTCCGGGATCTTGATGCGTCCCTGCGCGTCGTATTCCGGAACGAACCGATTGATGCGTTCCTCGTTGAACAGCATCGTCCCGTCGGGCGACGGGTTGTTCAGATAGTTGGCCGAGAACAGATACGGACCCATCGCGGCCTTCTCGGCGTCGAGCGATTCGGGTGTGTGCTTGCTCGGCCACGCCGGCGACCCATCCTCGTTGAACGGCGTCAGCACCAACGACCGCGTAATCTTCTGCATCTCGTTCGATCCCATCAGCCACCCGTAGCAGTCTTCGTAATGCCATCGGGTACCGACCAACAGGATGCGACTCTTCGGGCCCATAAGCAGCGGCGAGAGCGTCTTCACGAACGTCTTCACCTTATCGATCTGCTCGGGCGTCGTCGTGTTCTCCGCGTTCACCAAGTCGTCGCAGATAATCAGATCGAAGTGCCGACCCGTCTTCGCGGACGACATCGACGTCGCCGCCAAACTCGGCGTATGGTCGATGATCTTCCGCTTCAGGATAATCTCGTCGGCCTTCCACTTCGGCGCGTCCTTGCGCGTCTTCCACACGACGTCGGGAAACAACGCACGCAGCAATTCGTTCTGTTCAAACTGCTCGACGGCTTCCGACATAATCGACTCGGCCAGTCCCGCCGAACCGTGGATGATCAGAATTTTCAGATTCGGGTTGCGGCACAACAACCACACGGGCAAGCCCGCCGTCACCTGCTTCGATTTGCCGTGACCGCGAGGCGCCAGCAAGACCGAGAACTTCTCCTTGGCGTCGAACACCTTGGAGGCAAACGCACCGATCTGATCGTGCATCGGCGCGTCAAAAAACCCGTACCCCAAAACGGTTCGCGTGGCCCATGTGAAGTCACTGACGAACCGTTGGCGTAACGCTTTTTTCAGATCATCGGGTAGGTTCACACAAACCAAGTCACGATGACGTTGGCGGCGCTGGTGCAATAAACCGACAAACCCGTAATAGGTTTGTCCGCATCTGCCAGCATCACGATGTTGTCCGCACGCGAATGCGTAATCGCCATGCCGTCCGTCCAAGTGCCCACCGCCGGAGCCGAAATGTTTCCCGGCGTCGTGCCGCCCACATAAGGCCGAATCTTCAGCCCGTTGTTCTGCGCCACGTCGATGGCAATCAACACCTGATACGCCCCCGACGAAATAGGACAGGTGAACGTCGAAGTCGCCGCTCCCGCATTCGCCTTCATCTCGCCCTGCACCGTAGCGTCAGCCGGCAACACCGTCGCCGCAACCGTCACACCCGGATTCGTGACCGTGTACATCTCACTTCTCCAACATCCGACGGAGTTGAGCAATCTCCTCGGTTTCCTTGATCTCGTCCTTCGTCGTGGCCGTCGCCGCCTTCAACTCCGCGCTCTTCTTCCAAGCGCAAAGATCCGACAACCGACTCACCACGTCCAAGAACTCCTTCACCGAGTTTACCTGCCCAAGCATCACCACCAAATGCCTCTTGATTGTCTCTCGGACTTCGTCCTCGTCAAGCGCACGCTGCGTAGTTGCCATCCGCAGGTAGTCCGCCTCAAGGCTCGACGGCACAAGACGTTCTCGACGCTCGTCGCCACCAATCCCCTCCATGAGCCGTTCAATCTCGATGTCCGTTCGACTTTTCGGTTTAGTCATACGCCGACACCGTACCACATCCCCCGGAGCCCGTCCCCCCAAGCCCGCGCCCTGCCCCCCCGCCACCTAAACCGTCGCTCGCTCGCCACCCCTCTACCGAGCCTCCTTCCCCCTCTCCCATCTACCCCTATAGTCCCCTTCTTCCCTCTCCCCCTTCCTCCTTGGTGTCGGGGTGTCTCTCTCTCTCCTAAGTTCAGGTGCCACCCCCCCGCATCAATATCGGTCAGATCGTTCACAGGTAGACGGGGAAATGGTCGGTGGCGTGGGAGCGTTTATAGGGCGTTTTGGTTGCCGGTAGACCGACTACACCAACCCCCTGCTCCGGTGGCCGGAAAAAGGGTAGCCAAGCCAAGCAATCGGGTTTTTAAAAATGGTCGGTGTACAAGGATGGGGGCAGATACCAACTTATAACGCGCGGCGGGCGCGACCCCCCGGAGCCGCCGACCCCGCCCCGCCCCGACCGCCCCCCGATTCCGCAAAATCCGAAGGTCCCGCGCATTCCGCAACGTCCGCACGTTCCGCACGTCCCGACAATCCCGAATCGCCATAGGATACTAGATACGCCGCGTCGGGGGATCGCCGATCCCGCTCGTCCGCTCGTCCGTCGGTCCCGTGTCCCGTCGGTCCGTCGGTCCGTCCGTCGGTCGGTCCCGTCCCATGTCGCGACGTCGGGGGGGGTGCGGTCCGTCCGTCCCGGTCGGTCGGGGTGCCGACGTTCACCCCCTCCCCCGTTCCCGCCTTGTCAAAATATTTTCTAAAAGGACTTGACACGCCGCGCCGATCATGGGACAATCTCAACGCGTCGGGGAAATCCCCGCGGAAAGGCTAGGAAAAATGAAACGTCGCCAAGCGGTTTCTATTTCGTATTCGGTGGTTTTGGCTCCGGG